AAGCACAGTTTCTGGAGACGAGAAAGTTCCAGATAAATGAGATTGCACGTATTTTCAGGGTGCCGCCTCACATGCTGGCTGACCTCGAGAAATCGTCCTTCTCTAACATCGAACAGCAATCTCTAGAGTTCGTGAAATACACCCTCGACCCTTGGGTAGTGCGCTGGGAACAGTCCATGTGCCGCGCCCTGCTCATGGAAAGCGAAAAGTTAAAGCTATTCATTAAGTTCAATGTGGATGGACTGCTTCGAGGCGACTATGTGAGCCGAATGAGCGGTTATGCCACAGCACGTCAGAACGGCTGGATGAGCGCCAACGATATCCGGGAGCTTGAGAATCTGGACCGCATCCCAGCGGAACTTGGTGGCGACCTCTACCTCATCAACGGCGCAATGACCAAACTACAGGACGCAGGTGCGTTCGCAAATATGAAAGAAACGGAGGAAACCGAATGAAGAAATTCTGGAACTGGGCACGGGATGATAATTCCGGTGTCCGAACACTTTACCTCGACGGCGTGATTGCTGAAGAGTCATGGTTCGATGATGATGTCACCCCTAAGGCATTTAAAGCAGAGCTTACGGCCGGTGAGGGTGACATTGTTATTTGGCTCAACTCTCCCGGCGGCGACTGCATAGCGGCAAGTCAGATCTATACCATGCTCATGGATTACAAAGGCAAGGTCACCGTGAAGATTGATGGTATCGCAGCCTCTGCCGCTTCGGTAATTGCAATGGCCGGAACAACTGTGCTGATGGCACCGACTGCCCTCATGATGGTGCATAATCCGCTGACCGTAGCAATCGGCGACAGCGAGGAAATGCAAAAGGCCATCGCCATGCTCTCAGAAGTTAAGGAAAGTATCATCAACGCCTACGAGATCAAAACAGGCCAGTCACGGGCAAAGCTATCCCACCTGATGGACGCGGAAACCTGGCTCAACGCGAAGAAGGCCATCGAGCTTGGTTTTGCAGACGGCATTCTTGACGACGAAAAGAAACGACTACAGACAGAGGATTTCACCTATGCCTTTAGCCGCAGGGCTGTTACCAACTCTCTGCTGGATAAGGTAAAGCCCAAGCTGCCCAAACAACAAACAGGTACACCAATTGAGTCGCTGGAGAAGCGGCTCTCTTTAATTCAACACAAATTTTGAGGAGGAAAATACTATGAACAAAATTCTTGAACTGCGTGAGAAACGCGCAAAGGCATGGGAAACAGCTAAGGCTTTTCTCGACACTAAACGTGGTGCGGACGGCATCGTTTCAGCTGAGGATACCGCCGTTTACGACAAGATGGAGGCGGATGTTGTCGCACTCGGTCATGAAATCGACCGTCTGGAAAAGCAAGAAGCCCTCGACCGCGAGCTTTCAAAGCCACTAAATATGCCTCTTACCGGTAGACCTACTCTTCCGGGCATGGAGACAAGAAGCGGTAGAGCATCTGACGAGTACAGAAAAGCGTTCTGGAACGCGATGCGTACCCGCGCTGGCGAAGGTCTTGATCCCGTCATAAAGAATGCACTTCAGATCGGAACCGACACTGAAGGCGGCTACCTTGTGCCGGACGAATTTGAGCGCACCCTTGTGGATACCCTCGAGGACGAGAACATCTTCAGAAGGCTGTCCAATGTCATCACCACTTCTTCCGGTGACCGCAAAATCCCAGTCGTAGCATCTAAGGGTACCGCCTCCTGGATCGACGAGGAAGGTGCAATCCCTGAAAGTGATGATAGCTTTGGTCAGGTATCCATCGGGGCCTATAAGCTTGGGACCATGATCAAGGTTTCCGAGGAGCTGCTTAACGACAGCGTATTCAACCTCGAAACCTACATTGCTAAAGAGTTCGCCAGACGAATCGGAAACAAGGAAGAAGATGCATTCTTCACCGGCGATGGCTCCGGGAAACCTACGGGCATTCTTGCAGCTACCGGCGGCGCACAGCTTGGCGTAACCACTGCGAGTGCTACTGCAATTACCATCGATGAGATTCTTGACCTGTTCTACTCCCTTAAGGCACCGTACAGAAACAAAGCGGTGTTCGTCATGAATGATGCCACGGTTAAGGCGATCCGCAAGCTGAAGGACGGTCAGGGTCAATACCTCTGGCAGCCTTCACTGCAGGCCGGTACGCCGGATACCATTCTGAACAGACCACTGTATACCTCAGCCTATGTTCCTGCAATTGCTGCTTCTGCAAAGACGATCGCGTTCGGCGATTTCGGTTACTACTGGGTTGCCGATCGTCAGGGGCGTGTTTTCAAGAGACTCAACGAGCTCTATGCAGCTACTGGTCAGGTCGGCTTTGTCGCAACTCAGCGTGTTGATGGAAAACTGATTCTGCCTGAAGCCATCAAAGTACTTCAGCAGAAGGCATAACGGAGGTGCACTATGAGCTATAACGCAAAGAACTATACCGAGCAAGGCGGTGAAAAAACCGTCATTGGCGGTACGCTTGAAATTAAGGAGGGAGCCTCGGTGACGGGGCTTCCTTCGCAGTTCACACCGGCTGAAAACCAGTCAGACTCAATCGCTACAACCATTGCCGGACTTGTTGTTGATTTCAACGCGCTGCTTGCAAAGCTAAAAGCTGCTGGTCTGATGGCAGCTGATAATTAAAAACAATGAAAGGATGGTGACGGTATGACACTGCTTGAAAAAATTAAGGCGAACCTCATTCTTGAGCACTCGGCAGATGATGAGCTTTTGCAGATGTACATCACCGCTGCCGTCAGGTACGCCGAGAGCTATCAGCATCTGCCCGAAAACAACTATACCGAAAACGCTATGCCGCCCACCACTGAGCAAGCCGTTATCATGCTGTCGTCCCATTTCTATGAATCAAGGGACGGCAGCACAGGCGGCTTTTTTGCGGATAATGTCCAGGCTGGACAGCAAGTGTGGAATACGGTCAACCTTTTACTCCGGCTGGACCGGGATTGGAAGGTGTGATTATGAGCTACGGAAAAATGAACACCTCCATTGACATCGTTGAAAAAGTGACCATAAAAGATGCTGAGGGCTTTAAAACTGAAGTTGACAACATCATCGCCTCTGTCAAAGCGTATCGGGAAGGTCGGCACGGCAACGAGAAATGGGCAAACAGAGCCACTTTCTCAGAAGCCACTGACCTTTTCCGTTTTCGCCACATCCCGAATGTAACTGTCTCAACTTCGATGGTTCTAGTGATCAAAGATGGTCGTTTTGAAATTACCTCGGTGGAAGATGTCAAAGGGCGCGGCATGTATATTGAGGTTCTTGCCAAGGAGGTGAAATCCAGTGGGCAAAGCAACATTTAAAATGCCGGAGGACTTCCTGATGAAGCTCTCAAGGCTTGGCGAGAAAACAGATGAAATCATTCCCCGCGTACTGAGAGCAGGCGGCGAGGTTGTAGAGGCTAAAGTAAAAAGCAATCTACAGAGTGTTATTGGAAATGGCACTAAGGAAGATAGCAGATCCACTGGCGAGCTCGTTTCAGCCCTTGGAGTCTCCTCAGCCAGACAAGACCGGGACGGTAATTTCAACGTCAAGGTCGGCTTTTCTGAACCTCGTGGTGATGGCAAAAGCAATGCTATGGTTGCAGGGGTTTTGGAGTATGGCAAACATGGACAGCCGCCTAAACCTTTTCTGAAGCCCGCAAAATCAGCAAGTAAAAATTCCTGTGTGGATGCGATGATCAGGGCGTTTGAGGAGGAGGTTGATAAAATATGAGCCTTCTTAGTGAACTCAACACCCTCATCTCACCCCTCGTTCCTTTGGAGACGGGCGTGTTTTCTGAGCCTGCGCCAGATCATTACGCTGTGATCACACCGATGGTTGATACGTTCGAGCTATATACCGACGATAAACCCCGGCATGAAATCCAGGAGGCGCGGATATCCCTNTTTNACAAGGGAAGCTATACNNCTCTCAAAAACCAAATTGTCCGNNTCCTNNTNGANGCGGATTTCATNATAACCGANCGCCGGTACNTCGGNCATGAGGATGANACCGGCTATCACCATTACGCCATNGATGTGGCGAAAAACTACGAATTGGAGGATTAACAAATGGCGACNATCGGATTAGATAAANTNTANTANGCCAAAATCACAGAGGACTTGAGCGGCAATGAAACNTACGGNACGCCCATCCNNCTTGCAAAAGCNATGAAGGCGGATTTGTCCGTAGAGCTTGCTGAAGCAACGCTNTATGCCGATGATGGGCCTGCTGAAATCGTGAANGAATTCAAGAGNGGNACCCTTTCCCTNGGTATTGACGATATCGGGGTGACGGCGGCTGAGGACCTTACAGGAGCAACGCTTGACGATAATAACGTCGTCGTGTCTGGCAGTGAGGATGGTGGTTCCCCTGTGGCTGTTGGCTTCAGNGCCAAGAAGTCAAACGGTAAATATCGATACTTCTGGCTTTATCGTGTGGTATTCGGCATCCCGGCTACCAACCTCGCCACCAAGGGCGACAGCATCACCTTTTCCACTCCGACNATCGAAGGAACTGTGGTGCGAAGAAATAAGCTTGATGGCAACGGCAAGCATCCGTGGAAATCGGAAGTCAACGAGGACGACGCGAGCGTTCCGGCATCCGTTATCACCGGCTGGTACACGCAGGTTTATGAGCCTGTTTTCACCGTCATACCGTAACGGAGGGATAAAAAATGGATAATGAAAGAAGTTCAGGAATATCAATAGGCGGCCAGGAATATGAAATGCTCCTGACGACCAAAGCCACCAAGGAGATCGCCAAGAGATATGGCGGTCTTTCTAATTTGGGCGAAAAGCTCATGAAAACGGAGAANTTTGANATGGCGCTGGANGAGGTGGTTTGGCTTATCACTCTNCTNGCCAATCAATCGGTGCTGGTTCACAACTTGCAGAATCCATCGAAGAAACGGGATCTGCTTACTGAGGATACCGTTGAACTTCTCACCTCTCCATTCGAGCTCGCAGAGTATAAAAACGCCATCATGGATGCCATGTACAAAGGAACGAAACGCCATGTTGAAAGCGAGGATGAACCCTCAAAAAACGCACAGGTCGGGTAAGTGACGATGAGTTGTTTGCCCGACTAATTTTTTATGGTGTATCCCTCCTTCATCGGTCTGAGCAGGAAGTTTGGCTTATGCCGATCGGGCATTTACTCGACCAGTGGGAGGTATACAAGCAGTTCAACGGACTCGCTAAGGCAGCCCGTGAGTATTACATCGATGAAATCATACCAAACGGCATTTAAGGAGGTGATGGGAACATGGCGGATAACTTTGGCCTAAAAATAGGCGTCGAGGGTGAAAAAGAGTTCAAAAGGGTTCTTTCTGATATCAATCAGTCTTTCAAGGTGCTCGGCTCTGAAATGAAGCTCGTGGAGTCCGAATTTGGCAAAAATGAAAATAGCGTCCAGTCCCTCACCTCCAAGAATGAGGTGCTCACCAAGCAGATCGATGCTCAGAAGGATAAAATCGAAACCCTGCGTAAAGCACTCGAGAATGCATCCTCATCGTTTGGTGAAAATGACCGCCGTACTCAGGCCTGGGCGGTTCAGCTCAATAACGCCCAAGCCGAACTTAATAGTATGGAGCGTGAGCTAAAGGGCAATGAAAAAGCTCTGGATAGCGTCGCCGACGAGTTTAACGCAGCTGAAAAGCAAGCGGACCAGTTCGGCGATGAGCTTGATAAAACAGGCAAAGATGCAGATTCGGCCGGAGGAAAATTTGAAAAGCTTGGCTCCGTGGTCAAGGGTGTCGGTGCAGCTATGGGAGTGGCTTTCGCAGCTATCGGCACTGCTGCAATTGGAGCGGGCAAAGCACTCGTCGACATGACGATAGAAGCGGCCGCTTATGCAGACGAAATGCTGACACAATCCACTGTCACCGGTATGTCAGTGGAGAGCCTTCAATCCTACAGCTACGCCGCTGACCTTGTTGATGTTTCGATGGAGACCTTAACAGGTTCCATGGCAAAGCAGGTAAAATCAATGTCGAATGCCAGAGATGGCTCGGCAAAGTTCGCTGATGCATATGCGAGGCTGGGTATCTCCGTAGCAGATAGCAATGGTCAGCTCAGGGACAGCGAGACGGTATATTGGGAAACCATCGATGCCCTCGGTAAAATTTCAAACGAGACTGAACGAGACGCTCTTGCTATGCAGATTTTTGGTAAGAGTGCGCAAGAGCTAAATCCTCTGATTGCTCAAGGTAGTGCTGGCATCGCCGCACTAACCGAGGAAGCAAAACGGATGGGTGCTGTCTTAAGCGAAGAAAGCATCGAAAAGCTCGGGGCCTTTGATGATTCTGTCCAGAGACTGAAGCAGGGATCGGAAGCCGCACAACGTGTGATGGGGACCGTACTTCTGCCACAGCTGCAAACCCTGGCCGATGACGGAGTTGCATTACTCGGAGACTTCACCTCCGGACTGGTTGAAGCTGGTGATGACTTCGATAAAATCAGTGAGGTTATTGGAAATACGGTGGGCGGTCTGGTGGACATGATTATGGAGAACCTCCCAAGAATCATTCAGGTTGGGATGGACATCGTCATGGCCATCGTAAGCTCAATTGTTGAGAACTTACCAACGATCGTTGATTGTGCTTCCTCTATCGTCATGACGCTACTTCAAGGTTTAATTGAGGCTCTGCCCGCTATCACAGAAGGCGCTCTACAGCTTGTCCTTACGCTGGTGCAAGGCATCATTGACAATCTGCCTGCCATCATTGAAGCCGCGATTCAGATGATTGTCACTCTGGCTTTGGGTATTGCAGAGGCTCTGCCGGAACTGATCCCTTCCATCGTTGAAGCAATTCTCCTGATTGTTCAGGTGCTGCTCGATAACATGGATAAAATTCTCGAGGCAGCCTTTGCAATTATTAAGGGCTTGGCAGAGGGATTACTGAACGCGCTGCCAGAGCTGATTGCTGCGCTGCCTGAAATCATAACGACTATTATTGATTTCATCACGGATAACCTGCCTGCTATCATTTCCACGGGTATACAGCTTACCGTTCAACTTGCGGCTGGTTTAATCAAGGCCATACCCCAGCTTGTAGCATCATTGCCGCAAATTATCTCAGCTCTAGTTCTTGGGCTTGGCAAAGCCGTAGGTGCTGTATTTGAAATCGGCAAGAACATCGTTGCCGGTCTATGGGACGGTATCAAATCCATGGGCACTTGGATTAGTGATAAAGTCAGCGGCTTCTTTTCCGGAATTGTTGATGGAGCAAAAAGTCTGCTGGGCATCAACTCACCGTCAAAGGTGTTTGCAGGAATCGGCGAAAATATGGGTCTCGGCATCGGCGTAGGATTCACCGATTCCATGAAGGGCATTGAAAAAGATATTACTGACTCGATTCCAACTGACTTTGATCTTGATATGAATACTGGCATAGGTAGAGTGATGAACGATACCTCGCTTGACGTAAAGAAAACCGTAGAGCATACGGGCGTTATTCGTGTGGAAGGAGTAGGTTCAGACGGTGAAATGATTTCAGTCGTGGACATCATTATCGACCGGCTCAGACAGGAGGTGCGTGTATGAGTTATTTAAAAAATTCAGAGACAAGTGAAATTATCACGCGCTTTGTATCTTTTAGAAAAACGCAGGAGGTCATACGCACGGTGCAGGCCGCCCTTAACGGTACAGAATATCTGACCCGTTTCGGCTCGCCGACCGTACATTATGAGCTGACTCTCTATGTTAATGAAGCC